TTTTACCGCGGATTCAGCAAAACCTAGAAGTTCATTTTTTGCTATTCCAGATTGGCCCCCAGCTGCAACAATAGCTGCAATATCCTTGGCAGCCATTGGAAGTTTGGTGGATAGCCGGATAATATCATCCCCCATGATTTTGAACTGTTGTGGGGTTTCAAAATTGACGACCTTTTTCACGTCAGCCATTGCAGATTCATAGTCAATAGCCAGATGTACTGGAATAGCCATCGCAGCTGCTCCAGCACCAGCGACCATTAGACCTTTCTTGGCCAGATCCGATGCTTTAGCCATACGTCCTTGCATTTGTTCATACTGCTTTTGGGCTTTCTGATGACGTTCTAAAGATTCCTTTTGTTTATTAATTTCCATGGTAGTGAGATGGATTTTATTCTTCAGTTCTGATTCATCATCAGCCAGATTGTCAATACTAAACCCAGCCTGGTTAAGTTCACGAACTAAAGCCGTCATTTCTGAGCCTTGATTTTTTTGAGCTGCATTCAGGCGTTTTTGTGCGGCTTCAGCACGTGCCAGATCCTTAACCATCTGTTGGGTAGGGGCACCAATATTCATGGCCGTTTTGAGCTGTTTAAGGGTTTCCTTATTTTGTTCAATGGCCTGTGCAGTTTTTTCAGATTGTTCTTTAAGCTGCTTGAAGCCTGAAATTTTGCGTTGCTGGGCTTCTAGTGCCTTCAGTTCAGATGAAGTCTTTTTAAAGGCATCTGATAAGGTTTTAGAGCCACCAACGATTGTTTTTATAGGGCCAGATAATTTATCAACTGCATTAAATAGGACTTCTAATTTTAAATCTGCCATTGGTGGACTCTAATTAGTTAGTTTGATTTCTTTTGAGTGCTCTACGATGCCATTTGCTCAATTCAACTATATCCATGTCATCGTAAGTACTTGGTGGCCAGTGAAAGATGACGGCAATATTTGCTATTGCCTCATCTACATCATCAACAAGTTCTAGGCTGTCTGAGCCTTGATTTCCTTCTGTAAGGCTTTCGGGTACAAAAAAGTGACCAAATGCCCTCCTAAATTGGCAAAATCTACAGGATCCATTTGGTAGATCTGCTGAGGTGTCAGTGCTGGTGACGTAACACGTGGAAGGACTTTACAAAGGGCATCAACGTCATGCTGGTAAATAGCCTGAAGACTGGTACCACTTAATGCCTTTACACCCGGTTTACGAATGGTCACTTGGGTAATCATCTGTTCACCCATACGGATTGGTTCTTCTAAATTCACAACTTCTTCATTTGGGTTTTTGATTTGTTCCTGGTTAATCGCTTGATCAATTTGATTCATGTGGAAATATCCTAAAAGTTAAATAAAAAAACCTTTTGCAGTACTGGACTACAGAAGGGAAGGAAACTTATAAAATGCCTAAGATGTTTCGTTGTTTTTCAAGACGATCTACGCCACCGATCATTTCTTTCATGCCAAGAATGTCAATTTCGACTTCAACAACACCATTCACCGTCAGCTTGTAGTAAACACAGTTCGTCACAACTTTATGTTCTGTATCTTCACCAGGTGTTGATTCACCGCCATCAATTTCTTCATGACGGCCTTTAACAACCACTTCGACGGCATCATATTCGCCATCATCATCGCGCTGGTATGCCCCAGCAAAACGGAGATAAACACCGTCAATTTTTTCCATACCAAATTGACGGAGTGTCAAAAGATCTAGACCACCATAAGTTGACTCAAGTACTAAGCCATCATCGGACATGCCTAAATCGACTTTTACGGTCCCGTTCATACCACCGCCACGGTAGTCTTCAGTTTTACGGGCTAACTTGGGTAAAGTCACAGTTTTAACTTTGCCCAAGTAGCTATTTCCTTCATTAAAGAAGTTCATATTTTTTAATTTTGGAGGTAAAGCCATGCGTTAAGCTCCTTAAGCGTTTACAGATGCAGCAAAGTTAGCTAGATAACGATCAGTGATACGTTGTCTGAATGTCAGATCTTCTAACGGTGGGACAGGGGTGTAATCGTAATCAGTGACCAATTTCCCAACCTTTAACGTGTCTGGAGTGTTTGCTTCAGGATCGAACCAGGCGTCACCACCAATGAGGTATTTATTACGTGTGAGTTCACGTAGCTTGGCCTTTTGACCTTCAAGAATGTCTGTGACTAATGAACCATGAAGAGGTAAATCATTTGCCCACATGTGTGCTTCAGCCATGCTGTCAGCCAAGACTTGAGCAGTACGTGTATAGTTTTCAAATAGGAATAATGGATCATCAGAACAAGTACGAGATCCCCAAAAACGGAAGCCTTCATGCTGAATTAAAGTGGTGACTTCATTGCTGTTGAGGTAGCCAGCGTCAGTTGCTGGGTCTTGAAGATCCCAAGTCACATCAGCATCAATGCCAGTAACACCTGATACGGCAACGTTTGAAAGGGTTTTATGCCAGCCTATTTCATTATCAATCTTTGCACGTAGTCCCATAGCAACAGCTACAGCTGGTACGGTTTCTGTTTGAGCCGTTGTCGTATTGAATGCTACAAAGTTCGGCCAAATGATCATGAGTTCACGTGCAGCAAATGCTTCACGATACGCCACAGCTTCTTCTTTGGTTTTACAACCCCATGCATATGCATAAGCCATAGCACGCAACTTTTTAGCAATAACAACTAATTCAGTAGCAACTGGCTGAGTATCAAGCCCTGGTGCACCTAAAATACGCGGTTGAACACCTAATTTAGATTTGGCAACAAGTAAAGCTTTAAGGCCGGTATATTTACCTTCAGCGGTAACAGTACCAACGACGTTTGCAGTTTGAGCTGCTTCATCAACTGCAGTAGGTACACGGACCACGACACAAAGGGCGTTGGTCTGGTTGGCCATATTTTGAAGTACTTTTGCTAAAGTTCCGTTTTTACCGGCTTTAGCAACTGCAGCTTGTATATTTGTAATTAGTACTGCTTGGTTTTCTGGGAAAACCAATGGGTCTGCATCATCTGCAGTAGCAACAAATCCCGGAATTGCAGTTGAAATGGTTCGGATGGGCCGAATCCCGTCATTGAGTTCAATGACACGGATTCCGTGGTGGTATTGATCTATAGCCATAAAAAAGCCTGTTTATTGAGGTTTTAATTCAACAAACAGGCTTGCATGACTAAATCAAAAGTGTAAGTTTCTTGGTCTGTGAAAATGGTTTTTACAAGGCGGCCAAGATAAACATCGCTAATTCATCATAACGGATTGAATAACGTGAACCTGCCTCACTTTTAATCCGTTTTTCACCAGTATCATATTCCTCTTTGACTATTTCTGTTCTAGGCTCAGCTTTAGTATGGTCAGCCACCTCATCATCACTTATTCGAATTTCTTCAATAACTGTTTCAGCTTCACCTTTTTCATTAATCTTTTCGTATGTTGATACTACTACATAGTATGTATTCTCAACTTCTCTTTCAGCATAAATAGGCTCATACTCTGCTTCCCACTGGTCAAAACATAAAACTCCGTAATCGAAACCATTTAAGCCTTCCGCTTCGAATGCTGCTTTAACTTCTTGGGCAATAACCCCAAAGTGTAAGCGAGCATCTTGGCCTTTTTCATTGTATGCATCTTTAAATTTGAATTTTCGGATCAAAGATTTACATTGAAGGGCAACTCGTTTTTCAGCTTCATCAAGTACTGCTATTTCTTGTTTATAGTTTTTATCTGAAGTCTGGATTGTTCCCGTACCGGCATAAATTGAAGACCATCTTTTAGATGAAGTTCCAAGATTCTGTAAGTTATCTGTATTTGGCGCCACTGTAGCCCCAAAGTAAGCTGATTTCGCTACTCCTAATCCACCTGCAATAATTACAGATCCAGTAGAAGAACTGCTACTATCTGACGTATTTGCAAATGTTTGAGCATAGGCTTGATTTGAGCCACCCATACTTATAAAAGTGGCCAAACTTCCTATATATGTCCACGTCACAGTTCCGTCATTAGCTGTACCGCTAGTATGGTTAGGAGAAACAGTGCCTGAACTACCAGCCGTTGTGCACTGATAAACATTCCCATTCGAATTAACATAAGTTCCATTTGCATAAGCCGTAGATGGAGACCAAGGAGAGGTATTGTAATAGCCTGCTGCCGTACAAATCCAATGCGTTACATAACTGGTAGAGAGTGGGGCAACACAAAAAATGATATCCCCAACATTATAAAAAACAGAGTTGGTAGGAAAGTTTGACGTGGTTTTTGCAAACATTAATTTATTTATAGAAGACTGCTTTAAGGTAGTACTATTCCCTAATACATGTATATTTTTATATAGTTCTAAATTATTTGTAATGTTCGGATAACCAACAACATTTTTCGCATTTAGCACTCCTGTAGGCAGCGGGTTGTAAGCTTGAACTAAAGAAAAAGCTAATGCACTTTCACCAACTGGTGACCACACACTTAGGCCAGCCAGCCAGATGGTGGCTAAATAAACCGTTAAAGGTAAGGTTGGATCTGGTCTTGAATCAATAATCGTAACGTTTTCGAAAATATATGCACCATAAGCCGGATCTGTGTTTTGTAAACTTAAGCTAATTGAGCAATTTTTAAAGGAAAATAGTCCACCTTTAGTAATGGAAGTACGAGTAGACCAGAACCACTTGGATTTTGTGCAAATTATCGAACATTTTTCGAAAATGGGATTACCATTTGTTGCTGTGATAAGATACCCATTAGTATTAGGGGCCAACAGATCATCCCAAGTACAAGATAAGAAACGAGTTCTATTTAATTCTTCATCTGTACCATAAAGCTTAATAGAAGTACCACTTATTGAACATTCTTCAAAAACAAAGCGCGGTTTAGTGATCCAGAGTGCACGATAATTCGCAATCTCACATTTTCGGAAGTAAATATCACTTACATTCCCTGTATCAGAGACAATAGAATCATATCCAGCATCAACAAAAGCACATTGTTCAAAGAGTACGTTAGAAATAGGGTTTGATTCCGCTTCAATATCTAAATTACTACGTGGTGATGAAGGTGTTTTAAGAGTCGAAATACCATTATGTCTGAAATCACAGTTTTTAAATGCGATATTCTTTCCTCCTGTTAGGCTGCAACCTTGTCTTCCATTGTAGTAGCCTATCAAGTTCGAATATTTTGCATAGCAGCCTTCTTCTACGTTGTTTGATAGGTAAAAACCATCTGCTGTATGGTGATGAGAATATATTGAAGAGGCTTCATGTTTGTTACATTTGATAAGTTGTAGACCTAATCCACCTAGCTGCCAATCCTTATCACCATATCCGCCGCCAACGATAAAACTATTTGAATTTCCATCTAACTCAATAAATCCACTTACTGATACATAATCAACATAATTACAGTAGATATGAGTAAGGGAGTTATAAATTACTACTGAATCTTTAATAGCGTTATAGCTAGCTGTTCCTGGATAAAATGGATAAGTAATATCGGTATAGGGTTCTAATGTATCTTTTTTAAAAACACCGATTCTTAAACCACTTCGGGTAACGATTTTTGCACCATTCGCCTTAATAATAATTTTCTTGTTTACTACTGTCGCACCGTACTTGGCAGAGAAATCAAGGTGGAAAGGATGTTCTTGTGTTTGGAGAGTCTTAGTAGTATCTAAAGTTTGCCGTCCTACAGTAATTTGAGCATCTTCAAAGTCAATAATATAAGAGGTCGTGGTATCAGATGTAACAAGGTTAGCTA